GACACACAAGTTAAAGGTTCATCAGCAAGCTATGACTACTTAGAATGCGCTGGACACTACGCGGCAGAGAAGAAGCCTGACGTTATCATCCACATCGGAGATCACTTCGACATGGAATCACTCAGCAGTTACGACAAAGGCACTGGAGCTTTTGAAGGTAGACGATACAAGAACGACATCGAGTGTGGTATCGAAGCTATGCGTAGGTTCATGGCACCTATCGAGGCTGAGCAAGCACGACTCAAGCGCAACAAAGATAAGCAATGGAAGCCACGGTTGGTGTTCACACTAGGCAACCACGAAGCACGTATCGAGCGCACTGTCAACCAAGAGCCACACCTCATAGGCTTTATGAGCTACGCTGACTTGAAGCTGGAGTCCTTTGGCTTTGAAGTTATACCGTACCTTGAACCAGTTATCATTGACGGCATTGCTTACTGTCACTACTTCACTTCAGGTATCATGGGTAGACCAGTAGCTTCAGCTAGAGCGTTGCTGTCTAAGAAGCATATGAGCTGTGTGATGGGGCACGTACAAGACAGAGACATTGCCTACGCTAGACGAGCCGATGGTGTCAACATGCTAGGACTGTTCGCTGGTATCTTCTATGAGCACGAAGAAGGCTACCTAACTCCTCAGACTAACGGAAGCTGGAGAGGTATATGGATGCTGAACGACGTAGAGAACGGTGGCTGTGATGAGATGCCAGTGTCTCTGAAGTACTTGAAAGATACTTACATGCATAAGGTAGGGAGCTAATGACTTACGACGAGATGCTAGAGAAGCTATACTTAATGGAAGAGACTGAATTGCTAGAGCTTCTGGAGGTAAACTCCGAGGCTTTGGCGCGAGCTTTCCCAGACACAATAGAAGATAACGTAGACAAATTTATGGAGGCAGTAGCAGATGAGTAACTTAATAGAGCGGTTAGAGGCAGGTGAAGAAGTTGAGTGCTATGTAGCAGATAACCATACGGCACTAGATGGTCAGGTAGATTACAGCAAAGGAAAGACAGCTCTTATAACACGTCACAGGACATGCTCAAGGTATCCCTTCGGAGGTGCATCGTTCGGTGATATCTACAGATACGCTAAACCTATGTATACTACAATGGAAGACTATCAAGAAGCTATTGAGCAACACCACAGTTTAGAACCTGCACACACAGCAAGAGGTTTACCTACAGACGCTAAAGAACGTAAGGCTATACCAGTCTACTCTGGGTTCATTAACTACTTCCCTAAAGCCATAGCCGCTGTAGCTAAGCTAAGCCTACGTAGCTGTGCTCAACACGGTCAGACAGCAGAGACTATGCATTGGGATAGAAGCAAGTCAGGTGACGAGTTAGATGCTATGATGAGGCACATCCTAGACGGTGATTGGGAGCAGGTGGCTTGGAGAGCTATGGCAAACCTAGAGAAGAAACTGGAGGAAAACGTATGAGCGATTTATCAGGATTTTTATTAATACTTTGGTGCGCAGCCGCTTGGTTAACTCACATAGCAGTCTGCTTTGCCGACGAATCATGGGGCTTCCTAATTGCAGGAGCCATCGCGTTCCCTGTAGCGTGGGCACATGGCACATGGGTCTGGTTAACATAACTAAGGAGACAATCAAGGCATGACAGGTTTAATAATCTTCACCGTCCTCACCTTAGCTATTATAGCAGTAGAGGATATACGTTCTAAGTAGAAACACGAAAGCCCTACAGAGTCTCCTCTATAGGGCTTTTTTTATGCCTGCGATTATTGCTGTGGCGGTTGTTGACCCATAAGCATACCAACCATAGCCCTAGGAACCGTCGGAGCCATGCCAATAGCGGCAGAGCCTAGCTGAGTGCTGGCTACGTTTTGTGCGCCTTGTTGGAAAGGAGTCTGACCAGCTATAAACTTCTGAACAGATGGTCTAGAAAGCTGATTACCGAGTCCAGCACCTGCGACAATAGCACCAGCACCTGCTATCGGCCCAGCAGTAGCCGTTACAGCCGTACCTAATGCACCTACAGCCGCCCCTAATGTACCTGTAGCCGCCATACTGTGAAACCATGCAGGATTAGCAGGAGTCCTAGCCTGCTCCATAACAGCTAACTCCTCATTCGCTTTAGTCAACCTCCCTTCAGCTTCGACCTTTTTCTGAGCATTGGCAGATAGCTTACCAGTCGCGGCTGAGTCTACACGCATGTTCCTAGTTAGCTGAGAATTCTCGTTAGATAGTCTCTCTAGCTCTGCGGAGTTTCTTCGCTTAGAAGCCTTCAAAGCGCCTTCACGCTTCTTAAAAGTCCACGCCTCTAAACGCTCTGCCGCTTTGACTATCCTGCGCTCACTGTTTTTATTCAAAGAGGCTATTGTTTCGGCCTGAGCACGTAACGGCCCTTTACCTTGCCTAGCTTCGCGTGGTGAGTTCTTCTTGATAGCCATTATCCACTCATCAGGAGTAAACTTACCATTCCTACCTGCTTTAGTCGAGGCAACCTGTACAGCATCTTTTAATATAGTATGGGATTTCCAAGCCGCTCTGTCAGATTTGAAAGCCGCTTGTCTAGCAGGACTTAGTTGTTTCATCATAGTGTCATCTAACACGCCCTGCACCTTGCGGTAAACAGCTTGCATTAAAGCACCTTGACCACCTGCATCTGAAGACTTAGACGCGGCAGTACCGAAAGCACTTCGTATAGCTGAGAAGTCTTCGCCAGAGATACGCCCAGTTTTAGGGTTTCTCTTTGATGAAAGTATTTCTAAAGCATTGTCAACTAAGGTATTAATCTCTCCTTTAGACTGCGCCAGTAACTGTAATTGAGCATCGTCACCTATAGCCTTGTCAATACCTTTCTGGATATCTGCGGGTTTAACACGATACGAAACATCCTTAATGGATTTAAAGCCTTCGCTCGACCAAGCCTGTTCTAGCCTGTGCATGGCGACATTGGGGTTTACTGCTTCTTTAATACGTGCTACGGAAGACTTAGACAAGTTGACAGGCAAAGCACTGGACAGAGCTTCTACGCGAAAAGCATCTGAAGTTACTTCTATACTGTTCTTGACCTTACCAGCCGCCTTATTCATTATCAAGCCGTTTTTACCTAAAGAGTTAGCAAAGTTACCTTTGATCAGTTCTTCCTCTTCAAGTAAAGTATCTGCTAGTTTACGCTTACCAGAGGCTTTAGATTGTTGTAGACCGATCTCAGCTTGTTTAAGCTCTCTATTAGCTACAGCCACTTCTTCTTTACTCTTATCAACTATCTTCTTTAAAGTTATTAAAGGACTAGAGGCGGCTTCCTGAGCTTTTATAATGCCTTTACCGCCATAAGAAGGCCCAACAATATCTCTGTAGAAAGACTGTAGAAAAGCCTCTGAAGTGCTGTTCTTATCTGCCGCTATTGTGATAGGTATAAAGTCACCAGCATCGTCTGTCAAAGGAGCATTGATTTTCTTCTTCATTAACCAACCTGCACCACCTATGCCACCACCTATGCCTCCACCCAGAGCCGCAGACTTAGCGGTTGAAAGAGCCACATCTCTAAAGCTATCATCTTGGCTAGAAGCACCTACAGCATAAATACCGCCCTCTGTAGCACCTCTTAACGCGAGACCTGTCAGTGTAGATGCTGTTTTGAGTTTAGCTATAGGGCTGACGATACTGCCTGCCAACTCTAAACCCATAGCAGTCTTAGGCCGAGCCTCTTTAAAGTCAGCTGAGTCGCTTTCGTACTCTGCTTTCTCTCTTTTATAAATGGTTGAGTAGTCATCTTCGCTACGAAAGTATTTACCAGCCGCTATAGCGCCTGCGACAGCCTCGTCTGACCAGCCTAGAGTAACACCTTCAAGGAATAAAGAAGCACCGATATAGCTGTCTTTAGCAGTCCAGTCACCTGTAGCCAGAGAAGCTTCTACCTCGTTTTCCATACGCAAAGGGGCTGTAGTTTCCTCAAGCTCCCTAAAGCCTGTGAATTCGGAGGTAGCCGCTGTTCCAAGAGGTTGTGAGTCAGTATTGTTCTCAAGTTCTTTAAAGCCTGTGAATTCAGCCATTATTTAAATCCCCTTATACTTTTCTAGTGTTTGCCTGTCTAACTCTAAAGCTCTCTTCATTTCTTTTAGGTTGAAACCGTACTCCCGCTCAAAACCAGCGACTACAGCGGCTTCGTCAGCACTACCATAGGCGTTTTCCATCATCTTAATCGCCTCTGGGTTCATCCCAGAAAGAGTCTCCTCAGCCATCTGTATATTCTGGTAAGTTCCGAAACCGTGTAGCCCATCATTACCGTCCATCCAACGCTCTTGATCTGAGAAGTACCTTGCCTCAGCCTGAGCCATTTTAGCGATACCTCTAGCATACGAAGCTAGGTATTCAGCATTTGCGTTAGCTGGCGGTTCACCCTTCATGACTAAAGCGATGTCTTTATCAGAAGCTGGGCCTTTAGGGAGATTAGCGATAGCGTTACCATTTATAAGATTTGTTACCATTGTCCGAGCTTCTTCTTTCTCCCCTTGCGCCCCTAATATATTAGACAAGTAAACATCAAAGTCTCCTTCTAAACCTGCGGCTGGGATAGCCTTTAGTAGCTTGTCAGCAGTCTTATTAGCCTTAATAGCTGTTAGTTGCGCGGCCCTTTTGGACTCATTAATCCCCTTATATATTTTCGCATTAGTCGCAGAAACCTGCGCCACATCTTTAGGAGCGTCTACTGTCTGAAGTATAACAGTAGGGTTTGAAGCCATATAAGTATCTATGACGTTAACCCCTCTTTGCGCGTCCCAACGCTCTACAGTCTTTGCTTCTTCTGGTTTAAATGAGCTAACCTTACCCTTACCCGACTCTGTGTAAGCTTGCTTACGTTCGGCTAATGCGTCGGCTTTAGCGTTTCTACCTCTCTCATAATCCTGTTGCTCAGATGCTTTTGTTTTTGCTAGCCTCTCTGCTTCAAACTTCGCCCGCAACTCCATACCCTTCTCAGGGTTAATAGCGCCAACTAACTCTACAATCTTAGCCTGATCTTCAGGTTTAGTAGGGTCTAGTTTACTTAACAATTGCTGAGCACGTTCACCATGAGTTCGTGTATCAACACCTGCGGCTTTACCGAAAGCCTGACGAGCCATCCCAGAGCCTTGTTGTACGTTCTGTAGTACGCTTTGTTTAAAGGAAGGGTTCTCTGTAACTAAACCACCACCCATCATACCACTTAAATTTAAATTTGCCATTTCCTACTCCTTAAAATCCGAATATACCGCCAAGGTCTTTAATCCATTGCGGGGTTTTATTGTCTTCACCGACTCCTAAAGCACCTAACAAACCATCACCAGCTGTACCCGCTCCAGTGACCATGCTTACAGCACTAGCGTCTCTAGCTTGTCTACCTTGCTCAGCTATCTCCATAGCCTGTATCAATGATTCAACACCTGCGAGGTCTGCTTGCTGTCCTAACTGAGCGCCAGTGCGACGACCGATATCAGCAATACCAGCGACGTTAGTACCTTGACTAAGTTCAGCCAGAGCTTGTTGGTTAGGAGCAAAGCCAGCTTCTTGTAGCATACGGAGGTTCTGAAGGTCTTGTGCTTCAACACCACCGCCAGCGGCCTGACCAGCTCTTGCCATTTCAAACAAGCTAGTAGCTCTACCGATATCACCAGCCTCTAGTGCCTGCTGTACCTGTGCAGTCATCTGATCAGCACCTTGTACCTGTAAGGCACTCTGTAGTTGCTGTTGTGCCGCTTGTTGTTCCTGCGCTGTGCCTTGTAAACCTAGACCTGCTAAGGCTGTGGCTCTATCAACACCCATAGACTCCAACTGACTCATCTGCTGTGCTGTGTTACCAGTCAGACCAGCTAAGGTAGAGGTTCTGTTGAGGTCTTGAGCTTCACTAGAAAGTCCAAGCTGTCCTAATGCTGTGGCTCTGTTGACACCAGCAGATTCTAACTGACTTAACTGCTGAGCTGTACTGCCTGTCAACCCAGTTAAGGTGTTCACTGCGTTAAGGTCTTGTGCTTGCTGAGACATACCCATCTGACCCAGAGCTGTAGCGCGATCAACACCCATAGACTGAAGCTGACTAAGCTGTTGAGCTTGACTACCTGTGAGGCCAGCCATAGTCTGAACTTCACCGAGAGCTTGTTGACGCTCAGTAGCCGCTTGTGATCTAGCGCCTAGTGCGGCTGAGTTACGTGCTTCAGCCTGTGCTTTCTCCATAGCCAACTGTTCAGGAGTACCGCCGAACATAGAAGTACGTACACCTCCACGCCCTTGTGCCTGTAACCGTTGCTCTAGTTGTAGTCTAGACCGCTCCTCATCAGGAGCCTGTGTAGCTCTTATGTCATTAAATAACGACTGTTCTCTAGCTGATTGATCTTGATTTAACCTGCCTAGTGCATCTGTAGTAGCTTGTCCAAACTGAGCAGACTGACCAGCTAGACCACCAGTGTTTATGTTGTTCAACTGAGCCTGAGAAGCTCCTGCTTGCATGTTGCCGCCTAGAGCGCCTAAAGCATTAGTAGCTGAAGCACCTAAGTTCTGACTCATACCACCTAAACCACCTTGAGAGGTAGGAGCTAGGTTACGCATCATAGCTAACTGAGCGGCATTGCCTGTCATAGAGCCGCCTTGTAACGCACCCATAGACTGTCCAGTTAAAGAGCCAAACTGATTACTCATACCACCTAGACCGCCTACATCAGCACCACTGAAGTTACCCATAGCCGCATTCCTAGCCGCCTGTGTAGTAGCCGCGTTAGCCATGTTAGTAGGCTGTCCCAACGTCTGAGAGAAGAGGCTCTGTAGCTGTGAGCGTTGAGCATTCAAAGCTGAGTCTTGCCCAGCAGTCCCAAGAGTCTGTCCAGCTAACTGTCCAGCTTGAGCGCCAACACCTGCAACACTAGGGTCTATACCACCACCAATGCTACCAGCGGCCTGACCAGCTTGTGAGAACAAAGTGTTCTGCATAGCCTGTTGCTGTGGTGACAAGCCTATGTTGACTCCACCTTCAGGGGTTGTAGTAGTGTTAGCAATGTTAGAAGTAACTGTGAAAGGTTTAAACGCAGAGTCTGTTCTAGCTTCATCGCCTACTTGCTGTGCTAACGCATTAGACTGCTGACCAAACTGCTCAACACCTGAGATAGCTGAGTTAGCTAAAGCACCCCCAGCCGCCCCAGTTAATAGATTGCCAAACATGCCGCCCCAATCGAAGCCACCTGCTTCAGTATCGCCAATAGCCATTAGTAAGTCCCTCCATCAATAGTCCCGATTGTAGCTGTACCTGTAACAACTAAGGCAGGTGTAGTAACCGTACCAGAGAATGTAGGAGTAGCTTTGTCTGCTTTGCTGTTGACAGACGTAGCAATGTTGGTATACTCCGCATCAATCTCTGTACCTTTAACGATCTTATTGGGGTCGCCAGTGGTGAGTGCGTCTTTAGCCGCGAAGTTAGTTGTCTTGGTATAGGCTGACATTTAAATAGTTCTCCCGATTAGTGCGTGAATATCAATTTTCTGGATAGCGCAAGAGGCACCTGCGATCTGCACCTCTACACCGATAGTTACTACAGCACCTGAACCTGTGCCGTTTACTGAAGGTTTGTTGATTACGACAGCGGCTGTGTACTCTCCGATACCGTACTCTGAGACACCGAACTCTGCTACTTGTGAATCAACGAACGTGAATGATTGCTTAGTGTAGCTAGTTACATAGTCGTAACCCCAAGACAATGTAGCGTCTGTGTTCTGACCACCGATGATTGTCAAGTTAAACTTCTTCAACATCTTAGTACGTGAAGAAAGCTGTGGGTTCTGTAGAGCAAAGTCTAAAGGGTTGCTGAAGTAACGCATCTGGTAAGAGACACCTTCGTCAGTGAAGCTACTGTATGTAGCTATGCCATCAACCTTGCCTATGTATAATGTAGTGTCTGCCGCTGTGAAGAAACACAGAGGGTTCATAGCAGTCCAAGTAGTTACCCTGTGAGAGCCATCCTGTAACGGTGAGCGCATATCGAAGCAGTAGACTGTAGAGGAGTTAGGGAAGGTCAATAGATAGAAAGCATCTTTAGCACTATAGGCCGACTTGATAGGGTCGTTCTGCTGGGTAATCAATGTAACAATATCGCTACGGACGTTCTTGCTTATGTCGCGCATAGGCATTGACTTCTCTTGAATAGTTCTGGCAAAGCTACGTACACCCTGCTCAGATAAGAAGATCAAGTCAGTACCTGTAGCTTGTACAGAGTCTCTAGCAACACAACCAACACCAGCAACAGTATCAGCTAGTGACATAGTTGCAGGGTCTTCTGCGCCTTGATAGACTAAGATGCTACGCTTACCAAAGATGATTAGGAAGCCGTTGTGTGCCGCTAGAGCTGTGACTTCATCAAAGCCTGTAGGCCATACAGAAGTAAGGTCAATAGAGCCTGACGAGCCTCCTGTCCAGCCAGTGCCTAACAAGAGATCACTCCAGTAGACAGTGTACTTATTACCTGTAATATCTGCTACCCATAAGCGACCGTATGCGGCTAAGACTTCGTTAGCACTGGGCATAGTACCAAGAGCTTCAGTGTGTGCCGATACAGCCTCTAACACAAAAGAACCTGTCTCGTCTGTGCCAACCAAAGGAGCGTGGTCGCGTTGTACTAGGTAGGTGTGGTTGTTAAAGCTAGTGCTTTTCCAGTTATTAGCTGTAGGCGTATAAGCCGCTGGTGTAATATCTACCAACGTCTCAATGCCTGAATAGATTGCTGTGTTGCCAGCAGAGAGAGTACGTAGATCACCACTGCGGTCAGTGTACTGGAATATGTGCTCAATACCGCGAGAGCTTCCAAGCACAGCGTTACCGTTAGTGGTGACTAACTCGTTACCTTTACGAGCGCCAATACGTCCTGACTTATCAATGATACAGTTGTCAGCGATGGACGCATACGAAGGGTCGAGTCCTACTGGACTGTCCTGTGTGTTAATACCAAAGAATGCTGGAGCATTGATGGTTATGTTCTGAATAGGTTGAGCCATTATACAGTATACCAGATAGTCTCATCAGAGAAACGAGCGGCATCAAAGGCAACCGCGTCGGCTAAGGTGTTATCAGCAATAGAAAATAGTTCTTGAGAAGAAGTACCACCAGTTTCACCACGCTCTCTAGCACCGAAGGCTGTAGCTAACTGTATGACAGGCATAGTAGGTACACCGAATACATCAGCATCGTTCTCGAAGTCAGCAGTGCGTAAGACAACATTGAAGCGTAGGTCGTATACTCCATTAGGTATAGGGTAAACATCAATAGCTGTATCACCGTTAGAGTCTACACCGTTAAACGTGTACCACTTAGGAGAAGTCTCAGGTACAGCGGTAGCATTAAGGAACAAGTTGTTAAACTCAGAAGAAGTCTTAGGAGTCATAAACCAGTTGCTAGTGTCGTTGATAACATCTAGTACTGTGATGCTCTGCTGTGAGTCTGTAAGGACATAGTTGAATACACCAGTAGAAGTGTTCACAGTTAAGGTGGTTCTAAGAGCACCCCAGTTCCATGAGTCTTCTACAGCTCTCTTAGCATCATTGACAAACTCCCCTATCAAAGCAGAGTAAGCTGTCTCAGAAACAGTAGCTACAGTGGACTCACGAAGTCTTACTAATACTTTATTGACTGCTTGGAGGTATGTCATTATATACTATATCCTTGTGTTGTGTCTCCGAAAGGGTCAGAGTCAAAGTCTTCAAATTCTAATCGCTCTTGTGTAGAGCCTAGTTCTATCATTGATGAGAACAACTCATCGGTAGTACGTGTTGCTGAGAGAGGTGCTTGTGGAGCTACTGCACCCCCAGCTAAGCCACCTAACACAGTCTCTGCTACTGGTGAAACTATATCAAACAAACCCTCTAACAAGTCCTTCAGAGGCTGTAGAACTACATCATCAAACACTCTACCGCCAGCCTTCACAGCATCTTCTAAGCCTGAGCCTAAACCCTCTAGGAAGTCTTTAGTAGGTTGTAGGACTGCATCATCAAACTCTGAACCTGCTTCGCCTACCTGTGAAGCCACTTCTTCTACCATATCCTTAATAGGCTGTAAGGCTTCATCGTCTATGTTGTGACCTACCTCATCAATAGCTCTAAAGATAGGCTGTGTTACTGTCCTGTGTGCTTCTGAACCAGCTTCTACTACAGTATCAGCAACATCTTCTATAACATCTACAGCAGGTTGTACGTAGTCTCTATTGATCTGTGAGCCTACCTCTACTACATCTTCAGCAACATCGCCTATAGCGCCTACCACTGGTTTAACATAATCTTTGTTTACTTGAGAACCTAGATCGACTATGGTTGAACCTATCTCACCTAAGCCGTCAACTACACTACCTGCAACACCCTCAACTAATTCTTTAATGGGTTGTAGGACAGCATCATCAAACTCTCTACCAGCTTCTAGCAGACCGTCAAACATACCACCGTCGCCTAAGCCTAGATCGGGAGTACCTAGACCGCCACCTTCTTTAATGTACGTACCTAGACCAGCAATAAGCGAGTCATCTAAGTCTTCACCTTGAGCAAGCTTTGTAGCCGCCTTAGAAGCCGCTGAAGCGAAAGCGTCAGGACTCATACCTAATGCATCTAGTGAACCTTGAAGTGCCTCAGACGAGCCTATAGCGTCTTCTATGAGACCGTTACCGTAGCCAGCCATAAGGCCAGTTATAGGGTTTCCCCCAGCGGCAGTGTCTAGTAAGGCAACAGATTGGTCGTAGTCTAAACCGTAACCGTCACCTATAGCGAAACCTTGGCCGTCTGGCATATCTGCTGTAGGAGCTACTAAGTCACCACTAAGCTCTAAGCCTGTAGTGACTATCTTGCCCCAATCAGAAGCATGCAATGTCTCACCTGACGCACCTTTTATAACAGACAACATAGCTCCCGCGCCAGGAATTAAGGCGGACGCTACTGCTACATAGGGGTTATCCATGTCGCTAATTGGTGGTTGATATATTGTAGAGTATGTTCCGACTTCTCCGTGAGATACAAACCTACCTTGGTTGTCGTTTCTACCACCTTGATCGTCTGTAATTCCAGAGTCTGTGCGGTAGATAGCATCAGCGGCACCTTGCATACCTGTCTCGCCTAGTGTGAGGTATACAGTTTGTCCGTTGATCTCTTTAGATAGCGGTAGGTTGTTAGTGTCTAGGTAGTCATTGATACGTGTAATAGCGGCTTCTTGAGCTAAAGGGTTTATAGCTTGTCTACCATCACTAGCTAGAGCTTCGTTTCTGTAAGCACTTGCATTGTTAAGTACAGACTGATCGGCAACCTGTGCAACTATGTCAGCGTACTCTGCCGCATAACCTGCTTGACTTGCTTCAACACTGGTGTGCTTAGTAGCTTCATTCCAGTTGTACTCTTCAGCTCCTTGCTTCTTAGCATAGAGGTCTAACAAAGGGGTACGCTGTGCAGGATTGTTGTGCTGTCGTGTGAGAGCCTGTGCTAGAGCTTTATCCTCCGATACCTTAATACCGTAAGCGTACTCTGGAAGCTCCCAAGCTGTAGTATCATCTATAGTACTATCAGCATTAATGTCTGTAATTACTTCAGCTACTGGTGCTGTGAAAGTCTTAGGAGCCACTGGAGCTTTAGGTGCTGGTGTTACCGGAGCAGGGTCAGCATAGGGCTTAGGTGCTGGCGGCTTAACAACTTGCTTAAGTGTTGAAGAGTCTAGTGCTCTGGTGTTTGTTTGTGGGGTAGGAGCTCGCTTAGGTGCTACAGGTGCTCTAGGGGCAGGTCGAGGGTCAGCGTAAGGCTTAGGTGCTGGCGGCTTTACAATAGGTGCAGGGGCGTTAGTAAGTCTACTGGTAAGCATACCAGCTCTGTCGCTATCTCTTCGCCCTTGTCTAGCCATTATTTCTCTCTCGCTACTTTGTTTAGTTTCTCTATTGTGCGTAGACCGCCCATACCTAACATGCCTAACAATACTGTGCGTAGTAAATCAGTGTCTAACGTGGGAACTGTGAACCAGATATCTAACAAGGGTAGAAGCATTGTAGAGTACGCTAGAGCAATAGCGCATATCCAACCTACTGCTGGTCTCCATCCTGCAACGAACGCAGAGTCACTAGCCGCTTCAACCTTATTAACCTCAAGCTGTCCCTGCATCATCTCATGCGACTGACGAGAAGACAACGTAGCAATCTCATGGGCTAAAGCATTACGTTGGTCTTTGTCTTCAACGAACTTCTCTAACAAAGAAGACACTGGGGATATAAGAGATGCTAGTAATGACATGCGTAGGAGTCTCCAGAGACTATGTAGTACTTAGATGCTTTAGCACTTAAGAGGTTATTGATAAGAGATAATAATCATTATACCTATCAGGGATACTAAGTAACTCTTTACACTATATAGCTATTATA